TTGATGTTCCTTTTAGAGGAAGAAATCTTAAAATTGCTGGAGATAGAACATTTGATCCTTGGACAATCACTGTTATTAATGAGGTTAATTTCAATATCAGAACTGCATTTGAAAGATGGATGAACATAATCAATAAGCATGAAGATAATGCTGGATTGATCAATCCATTTGATTACCAACAAGATGCTTACGTCAAACAACTTGGAAGAGCAGGACTTAATGGAAATGTTCCAACCTCTGACACTCAACTTCCGGTATTGAAGCAATATAAGTTTTATGGGGTATTCCCAACTTCAGTAAGTGATATTGCAGTTTCTTATGATTCTTCAGATACAATTGAAGAATTTACTGTAGATCTCCAAGTTCAATGGTGGGATGCTCTTGATGAAGATGGCAATACTCAACTTGGAACAGGTTCATAAATACTAAAAAGTATTTAAATTTTTGATGGCTAAATTATTTGGTTTTAAAATACAGAATACTGGAGATGATAAGTCAAAAAAACTTATTTCTCCAGTTGCCCCCAATGACGAAGATAAGTCAGATTTTTATCTGTCTAGTGGATTTTATGGGCAATATGTAGATATTGAAGGAGTATATAAAAATGAACAGGACTTGGTGAGAAGGTATCGTGAGATGTCTCTTCATCCAGAGTGTGATAGTGCAATTGAAGATGTAGTAAACGAAGCAATTGTATCCGATTTAAATGATTCTCCAGTGGAAATTGATTTAACTAATCTTCCAGCGTCAGATAAATTAAAATCCATTATTAGAGAAGAGTTTAAATATATTAAAGAGGTAATGGACTTTGATAAAAAATGCCACGAAATTTTTAGAAATTGGTATGTAGATGGAAGAATCTTCTACCATAAAGTAATTGATATGAAAGATCCCAGTTCTGGAATTCAAGAAATAAGATTTATTGATCCATTAAAAATTAGATTTATCCGTAAAGCAGAACAAATATCAAACAATAATCAATCTTCAATGTTTGTAAACAAAGAAGGTTTGGAACAATATCAAGCACCAACTATTGAAGAATATTATTTGTATGATCCAAATAGTCCAACTTCAAGTGGTGGAACAATTTCTTATAGAAATGAATCAAAAAGTGTAAAAATTGCAAAAGATTCAATTACATATGTAACTTCTGGATTGGTAGATAGAAATAAGCAAACAATCCTTTCATATCTACACAAAGCAATCAAGGCACTGAATCAATTAAGAATGATTGAGGATAGTTTAGTCATTTACAGACTTTCTCGTGCCCCAGAACGTCGTATATTTTACATTGATGTTGGTAATCTCCCGAAGATTAAAGCGGAGCAATATTTACGCGATGTAATGAATCGTTATCGTAATAAACTTGTTTATAATGCTGATACTGGAGAAATCCGTGATGATCGTAAGCACATGGCAATGCTGGAAGATTTTTGGTTACCACGTAGAGAAGGTGGTCGTGGAACTGAAATCACCACACTTCCTGGTGGACAGAATCTTGGAGAACTTGCAGATATTGAATATTTCCAAAAGAAATTATACAAATCTTTAAATGTTCCATCAAGTAGAATTGATGTTGGTGGTGGTGGATTTAATTTAGGAAGATCTTCAGAAATTTTAAGAGATGAATTAAAATTTACAAAATTTGTAGGAAGACTTAGAAAAAGATTTTCTGGAGTTTTCAATGATATGTTGAAAACGCAGCTTATCTTAAAGAATATTGTTACTCCAGAAGATTGGCAAGTTTTAAATGACCACATCCAATATGATTATGTTTATGATAATCATTTTTCAAACCTAAAGGAAAATGAACTTTTAAATGATCAATTAGGAGTTGTTGCAGCAATGGAACCATATCTTGGAAAATATTTTTCTGCACAATACATCAGAACTAAAGTATTAAAGCAATCTGATACAGAAATTATAGAAATTGATAAGCAGATCAAAAAAGAGATTGAAGATGGTATTATTCCAGATCCAAATCAACCGATAGACCCAACAACTGGAATGCCTACGCAAGATATGAATGGTTCTATGGATTTGGGACAACCAATGATGGAACCAGGACTGGAAAATCAAGCAAAAACAACGCAAGTTCAAATGCCGAAAGGTGGAGAGATATAAATAGTTTTTAGTTATTATATACCAAAACAGTATGGATGATCTACTAGATATGATTGTTTCTGATGAATCCCCTTCACAAATTGCAGATAAAATTAAAGAAATTCTTTTTGCCAAAAGTGCAGAAAGAGTTGAGGCAGTAAGACCTCAAGTTTCTGCTGGTCTTTTTGGTGAACAAGATTCAGAAACATATGAAGATGATGAAAATGATGATGAGGATGAAGATTACACAGAGGAAGAAGAGTAATGACAGTACACAAACCAGTTGGTCTTGGTAGTTCTATTGCGGTTACTTCTGGAACCGCAACAACTTCATCTGCATTATCGGTTCAAACAAAGGCATTAAGAGTTGTAGCAACTGCTCCAGCTTTTATTGCAATTGGAACAAATCCAACAGCATCAACAACAGATTATTATGTTCCAAGTGGAGGAACTGCAGTTCTTGCATTAAGTCCAGCATCACAAACAGTTGTTGGAATCACAACAGGTACTACAACTACAATTACTTTTCCAGAAGGAACTGGATCACCATTTGGAGTTGGAGATTTTGTATCTTTAACTTCTGTGGGACAACCATACTATAACTTTACATATCAACCTGTCACAGCAGTTGATTCATCAACTGGTTATAATGGTTATTTTTCTACTAGAGTTAGTATTGGAACAAATACTTCAGGAATTGCAACTGCATTCTCTACTGATGGTAATTTGAGGAAGTCTATAAAAATATCGGCATATGGTGCCGGAGCAGGATCTTTATATTATCAACAAATTCAAATTGCTGGAGACGCATAAAAATGAAACTCATCACAGAAGAAGTACAAAAAGTTGAATTTATTGTTGAAGGAAAGGGTGCTGAAAAGAAAATGTTCATTGAGGGTATATACCTTCAAGGAAATATGAGAAATCGTAATGGAAGGGAATATCCAGTAGATATTCTTAACCGTGAAGTAAATCGTTACAATGAATCTTTCATCCAAAAGGGTCGTGCTCTTGGAGAACTTGGCCACCCAGATGGACCAACAATCAATTTAGATCGTGTTTCTCATAAAATTACTTCACTTGTTCGTGAAGGAGATAATTTTAAAGGAAGATCGCAACTTCTTTCTACTCCTATGGGTAAAATTGCACAATCACTTATCGGTGAAGGTGTAACCCTTGGCGTTTCTTCTCGTGGTGTTGGTTCATTAATTCAAACGAATGAAGGACATAAAGTTGTTGGTGAAGATTTTATGCTTGCCACTGCTGCTGATATTGTTGCAGATCCTTCTGCACCAGATGCTTTTGTGAATGGGATTATGGAAGGAAAAGAATGGATTTGGGAAGGAACTGTTTTAAGAGAAAAGAATGCAAGTAACATTCAAAGAAGAATAAATACATTAGTTGATCAGAAGAGATTGGATGAACAGAAACTTAATCTGTTCAACGAATTTCTATCAAATTTATAATTTATAAATAAATATAGATTTAACACAGGTTTAATCGGAGAGTTCAAATGTCCCGTGGTAACAATTTACAAGAAATGGAAACAGGCACTTCACAATCTCGTACTGCTGTAAATGCTAACGCAAAAGCAGGCGATTCAATGCAGAAATTAGATGCAGGAGCAGTTGCTGGTCAAACTGGCAGTTGGGAAGATCTTGGTGGTCCTACCCCCGAAAATTATAGATCTGACGATGATTCAGCAAAATTAAAAACTCCTGGCGCAACGCTTAAGCAAGTTAAGGATGTTATTAATAAAGGTGCAAAACCTGCTGAAGCAATGAAGTCTATGAAGGAAGAGGAAGAACTCGAAGATGAAGATCTTCTTTCCGAAGCAGAAGAAAAAGAAGATGAAGATAGTGAAGAAGATGATGCAGAAGATGCAAAAGAAAAGAAAAATAAAAAGTCCAAAAAGTCAAAAGACGAAGAGGATGATGAGGATGAGGATGAGGAAGAAGATGCTCCTATGAAGGAAGCATATGACATCGAAGAAGATGTCAATGCTCTTCTAGGTGGAGAAGATCTTTCCGAAGAATTCAAAGAAAAAGCAAAAATTATCTTTGAGTCAGCAATCAATTCAAAGATTGTTGAAATTCAAGAATCACTAGAAGAATATTATGAAGCTCAATTAATTGAGCAAGTTGAAGATATGAAAATTCAACTCGCTGAAAGAGTTGATTCATATCTTGAGTATGTATCCGATGAATGGATGCAGGAAAATGCACTTTCAGTAGAAAGAGGACTTCAGGCAGAAATGACTGAATCGTTCCTTTCTGGTCTGAAAGGACTTTTTGAAGAACATTATGTAACAATCCCTGAAGATAGATATGATGTACTTGAGAGTATGGTAGACAAACTTGATGAAATGGAGACAAAACTCAATGAGCAAATTTCAAAGAACGTTGCTCTTAATCAAAAACTAGCAGAATCAGTTGCTGATGTAATTTTCAGTGATATTTCTGAGGGACTTGCAGTTTCTCAGAAAGATAAACTTGCTTCTCTAGCAGAAAGTGTTGAGTTTGAAAGTGAAGCAGAATATCGTGAGAAACTAGTAACATTGAGGGAAGCTTATTTCCCAAAGAATGCTGGTACTCAAAGAGATCATTCAGAAACATTAACTGAAGAAGGTTCAACTTATAATCAACCAGTTTCTGGTTTGATGGAATCATATCTTCAGACTCTGAATAGAGTTTCAAAAAAGTGATTTTTAAATCATAAATCAAACTAACAAATTTCCAAAAGAGGCAAAACAAATGCAAATGTTCAATGCAGAACAATTGCAGGAAAAGTGGGCACCACTTCTAAACTATGAGGGTCTTGATAAAATCAAAGACTCGCATCGCAGAATGGTAACTGCAGTCCTGCTAGAAAACCAAGAAAAATTTTTAAGAGAAGAGCGTGAGTTCCTCTACGAAGCTGGTCCAACCAACTCAGCTGGTACTGGTGGATTTTCAAACACTGGAACTGGTTCAGTTGCTACTGGTCCAGTTGCTGGTTTCGATCCAGTTCTAATCAGCTTAATCCGTCGTTCAATGCCTAACTTGGTCGCTTATGACCTCGCTGGTGTTCAACCAATGAACGGTCCTACTGGACTTATCTTCGCAATGCGTTCACGCTACGGAACAAATAGAACAACTGGATCTGAAGCATTCTTCAACGAAGCAGATACTTCATTCTCTGGCGAAAACGCAGCACAGAACCTCACAGGTTCATTCACAGATGCTAATGCTGGTTTCGGTACTACTTCAAACCCAGCAGGAACAAACCCAGGTGTTCTGAACCCAGTTGGAACTGCAAGTACTGCTGGATATGCTACTGGTCAAGGAATGAACACTGGCGATTCCGAATCGCTTGGTGATGGCACTAGTGTGTTCAACGAGATGGCATTCTCAATCGAGAAAGTCACCGTTACTGCAAAGTCAAGAGCACTCAAAGCTGAGTACTCACTTGAGCTTGCTCAAGACCTCAAGGCAATCCACGGTCTGAATGCAGAAGCAGAACTTGCTAACATTCTCTCAACTGAAATCCTCGCGGAAATCAACAGAGAAGTTATTAGAACCATCTATAAAGTTGCTGAGCAAGGTGCTGCTGTTAATACTGCTACCGCTGGTATTTTTGACCTTGACGTTGACTCCAACGGTCGTTGGTCAGTTGAGAAGTTCAAAGGACTTCTATTCCAAATCGAGCGCGATGCTAACGCAATTGCACAAAGAACTCGTAGAGGAAAGGGTAACATGATCCTCTGTTCTGCTGACGTTGCTTCGGCACTCACCATGGCAGGTGTTCTTGATTACACCCCAGCACTCAACGCTAACCTTAACGTTGATGACACTGGAAACACCTTCGCAGGCGTTCTTCAAGGTAAGTATCGTGTTTATATCGATCCTTATTCTGCTAACGTTTCTACCAACCAATACTATGTTGTTGGTTATAAGGGTTCTTCCCCTTATGATGCTGGCATCTTCTACTGCCCATATGTTCCTCTCCAAATGGTTCGTGCCGTTGGTGAGAACAGCTTCCAGCCAAAAATTGGATTCAAGACTCGTTATGGTCTTGTTGCTAATCCATTCGCTGAAGGCACTCAACAAGGTTCTGGTCGTCTTCTTGCTAACGCAAACCGTTACTACAGAAGAGTCCGCGTTGACAACCTTATGTGATCCATTGGTTCACATAATTACTGGAGGGTCCTTCGAGACCCTCCTTTTTTATGCAAATAAATACAAATAAAAATGTCCCAGACACCATTCTCAAAACAATTATCAAATAGAAATTTCTTATCTCCATCTGGATTTAAATTTTCTATTACAAAAATTCCAAAAGCAGATTTCTTTTCTAACTCTGCAAATATTCCAGGAATCAATCTTGGTGTTGCAATGCAACCAACTTACTTAAAAGATATTCCTGTTCCTGGTGATAAAATAACTTATGATGATTTATCTTTTAGTTTTTTTGTAGATGAAAATTTAGAAAATTATCTTGAAGTTCACAATTGGATAAGAGGACTTGGTTATCCAGAAAGTATTCAAGAATTTTCCGATTTAAAAGAAAACGATCAGTATTTTCCTAGTAATTCATCAAAGAATCCGTACAACGAATATTCCGATGCTTCTTTGTCAATCTATAATAGCAATTTCAATATAATTGCACAAATACATTTTAAAGATGTCTTTCCTGTAAGTTTATCTCCTGTAAATTTTGATGCAAAATCAGGTGATATCAATTATGTTGAAGCAGAGGTCACTTTTAAGTATTCTATATATGATATAGTTGTTTTATGATTTATGAACCTTGATGAAATTCAATTATTATGGGAAGAAGATTCAAAAATAGATCAAGATAATCTCCACACAGAGTCATTAAAAATACCCTCTCTTCATGCAAAATATTATAAAATTTATAACAACATTTTAACTCTCAAAAAATCGCAAGAGAACAAATATAAGATTTTAAAAAAAGAAAAATGGCAATATTACACAGGAAAATCTGATCCTGACGTTTACATTAAAAAACCATTTGATCACAAAGTTTTGAAGCAAGATTTGGATAAGTATCTTGATGCTGATGAGGAATTAATTACTTGTTTAACAAAAATTGAATATTACCAAATGATGGTCGATTATTTGGAAAGTATTTTAAAAACAATATTAAACAGAACATATCAATTAAAAAATGCCATTGAATGGTCAAAATTTGTTGCAGGGTATAGTTAAATATGACTGACATTATTATCAAAAAGAAGAATGAAATTTTTCTCACAGTAAAAGCAGAACCACATATATTTCAAGAATTATCAGATCATTTTACTTTTGACATTCCTGGTGCAAAGTTCATGCCGCAATATCGCAGCAAGCACTGGGATGGAAAAATAAGATTATTTTCTACACATAATGGTGAGATTTATGTTGGTCTTTTAGATAAAATTATTTCTTGGGCAAAAAATCACCAATACTCAATTGAGTTTGAAAATAATAAATTTTATGGAACTCCATTTGAAGAAAATGAATTGATTTCATATGAAGGAGTTTCCGAATATATGACTAAAATTTCAAAGCATAAACCAAGAGATTATCAAATTGATGCTGTTTATGATGCATTAAAATATAATCGTAAACTTTTAATATCTCCAACTGCTTCAGGAAAATCTTTAATGATTTATTCTGTTGTTAGGTATTATATTGAGTCAAGTAAAAGAATTTTACTTATTGTTCCAACAACTTCTCTTGTTGAACAAATGTATAAAGATTTTGAAGACTATGGATGGAATGCAGAAGAATATTGTCATAAAATTTATTCAGGTAAAGAAAAGTCAACTGATCTCCCTGTAGTGATTACTACCTGGCAATCAATATACAAATTAGATAGAAAATTCTTTAAAGATTTTGAAGTTGTAATTGGAGACGAGGCACATCAATTTAAATCAAAGTCTCTAATCAGCATTATGACCAAGTTGGATGATGCCAAGTATAGATTTGGATTCACTGGAACTTTAGATGGGTCACAGACGCACAAATGGGTCTTGGAAGGTCTATTTGGTCCTAGTTACAAAGTAACTCAAACAAAAGATCTGATTGATAAGGGTCATTTATCAAAACTGCAAATTCGTGTTCTTTTGTTGAAGCACAATGAGCATCAATTTAATGATTATGAAGAAGAAATTCAATATCTTATTAATCATCAAAAAAGAAATAACTTTATTAAAAATCTTGTAAATGATTTGAAAGGAAATACATTGGTTCTTTTTAATCGTGTTGAATCTCACGGAACTCCTCTTTATGAGTTGATAAATAATTCAGTAGATAAAAATCGTAAAGTATTTTACGTTCACGGTGGAATAAGCACAGAAGAAAGAGAAAAAGTAAGAGAAATTACAGAAAAAGAAAGCAATGCAATTATTGTTGCTTCTTATGGAACATTCTCAACTGGAATCAATATTAAAAATTTGCATAATGTAGTCTTTTCTTCACCAAGTAAATCTAGAATAAGAAATTTACAATCTATAGGCAGAGTTTTAAGAAAAGGGGATAGTAAGACCAAAGCTATTCTTTATGATATTGCCGATGATATTACATACAAATCAAAGAAAAATTATACGTTAAATCATTTAATTGAAAGAATAAAAATCTACAATGAAGAAAAATTTAACTATGAAATTATACAAGTTAATTTTAAAGAAAAATGAACGAAGACTTTTACGCAGTTATAAAATTAATATCAGGTGAAGAAATATTTTCGCAAGTATGTTCTTGTGAAGAAAAAGATAAAACTATTTTAATTCTTGATACTCCAGTAGTTATTGAAACAATTAATATTCGTCAATTGGGGGTTAGTGCAGTTCGTGTTAATCCTTGGTTAAAATACGCAGACGATTCAATTTTAGTTATTAATATGGATAGAGTAATTACAATTACTGAAATAAATGATGAATCAATAATTAAAGTGTATAATAAATTCTTAAGAGATAAAGATAAAAAAACTTCTATGAGCAATATTACTCCCAATATGGGGTTCCTATCATCTATTGCTGAAGCAAGAGTATCTTTAGAGAAATTATATAAAAATACTTGAAGATATAGCTGATCTTCAACCCTAACAGAGTGATTATAGACAGATTCAAACTGTTTGTCAACTACTTGATCTATGTGCTATAATGAACAAAGATTAATAAGACTTATAAATGAAAGAAAAGAAAAAGAATCCTAATTATGTTAATAATAAAGATTTTCATGATGCATTGATTACTCATAA